GTGACCGCTACGTATCCATCGTGAGGTGAGTGACACATGGCGACACTGACGGCAGAACAGATTCTCGCGAGCAACGACGCCGGGCTCATGGGACCGATCACCGTGCCCGAGTGGGGCGGTGACGTGTTCATTCGCGTGATGAGCGTCGGAGAGCGTGACTCCTATGAGCGGCTGTGGATTGGCAAGAAAGAGACGGGCATCGAGAACTTCCGCTCAGAGTACCTCGCCCGCTGCCTTTGCAACGAGAAGGGCGAGCTGCTCTTCACCCGCGCCCAGGTCGTCGCGCTCGCGAGCCGTAGCGGTGCGGTCGTCGGTCGGCTGTTCGACTCGGCCCTCAAGCACAACAACATGACGGAGGCCGATGTCGAGCAGTTGGCAAAAAACTAAACGCCTCGCCATCGCGTCGGTTCCTCTTCGCGCTGGCGGGGCATCTGCGAATGACCGTTCGCGAGTTGTGCGAGCGGATGGATTCGCGGGAGTTGTCGGAGTGGATGGCTTACACGAGGTATTTCGTTCCGCTATCCGACCCGTGGCTCCAGACCGGACTGCTCGCCTCGATCGCTATGGCACCGTACACCGACCCGAAGAAGGGCCGACCGCCGACCGCAGAGGATTTCATTCCGAAGGCACGGCCACCGCAGCACGAGTCGCAGGACCGCGAAGCGATCATTCAGCTACGGCGTGAGATGGGGATCATCGACTGATGGCAAACATCCTCGGACTCGCGCTGAAGATCAGTGCGGACTCGACGCAGTTGAAGCTCGATCCGGTCGAGCGTGCGCTGCAAACTCTCGGCAAGGAAGCCGACAAGGTCACGAAGATTTTCGACGAGTTTGCCTCCACTAGCGAGGCCGCCGCTCGTGCTCAAGACTCTACGGCGAAGGCACTGCAAGACCTCACGGCCGCGAGGCGAGCCGGAACGATTTCGGCCGAGCAATTCGCCAAGTCGTTCGAGGACGTTCGCAACGCCGCAACCGAGGAGGCGACGGCGCTGCGTCGCGCTGCTCAGATAACTGAGCAGAACATCACGCCACTCCAAAGGTACGAGCGTGCGGTCGCTGAACTGCGGGAGCAGGTGGCTGCGGGAAGGATATCGCAGGACACGTTCAACCGCGCGATGCAGGTCGCCAGAACAGACCTCGACCGCACGTCGCAGTCAGCCAAAGGCACAAGCACGCAACTCGAAGGCATCTCGCGTCAACTCACGGTCATCTCCCGGCTACAGATCGGCCGTGCCATCGTCGATGGGTTTCAGGTGCTGTCCGGCGCTGTGCGTAGTGCGACCAGCCAGATCAGCGGCATCGTGTCCAGCGTCTCCACGTCGCTCGATTCGCTCACCGACCTGAGTAACCGGATCGACGTGCCGGTTGAAAAACTCCAAGGGCTCGGACTCGCCGCGAAACTGTCGGGCATCGACACGGAGCAGTTCGCTACGGCGGTTACTCGACTCGGAGTGTCGATCGGTAAGGCTGACCCAGGCGGTGCGTTTGACAAGACGCTCCGCTCGGTGGGCGTCTCGCTCGCCGAGATTCGCGGGCTGCGGCCCGAGCAGCAGTTTGAGGCGATCTCGGCGGCGATCGGTGCGTTGCCGACATCAGCCGACCGTGCCGCTGCCGCCGTCGAGATCTTTGGCAAGCAGGGTGCGGCACTCACGCCGCTGTTCAAGGAAGGCGCTGCGAGCGTCGAGGAGCTCACTGCGAGAGCCGAGCGTCTCGGGATCATCGTTGGCGAGGATCAAGTCGCGAACATCGCCGAGTTGAATGACGCGTTCGACCTCGTGCGGGCGACGGTCGAAGGCATCATCGGTCAGGTGACAGGCAATCTCGCGCCGGTGGTCACCGCGTTGGCCGAGGACTTCCTGACATTCGTCGAAGGCTTTGAGAGCACCGAGGCCACAGGCGGCACGGCGCTAGCCGATCGAATCACCGACGCTCTTCTAACTGGAGCGGAGGCGCTCGCTGGAATCTTTGACCGAGTAGTTGCAGAGTTTCAGCAGTTCACCGTGGCGATCGGCGATGTCAGTGATGTTTTCGCCGAAGTAACTAGCGGTCTGCAGGCGGCTTTCGATGTTGGCCGTGCCTTGTTTGAGCTCGGGCAGTCGATTGTTTCTGCGGTCACATTTGGCATCGGCAAGATTCTGGAGCAATTAGGGCGAATCCCTTTCCTTGCTGATCTCGGAGAGACCGGCCGAGCGCTGGCTGACGCTGCCTTCGAGCAGCTAGAGCAGAACGCTGAGCAATTCAAGAACTCTGTCGATTCGGCGATCGTCAACGCAGGTGATGCAATTTTTGGCGAAACCCCCGCCGAGGCTGGCGAGCGTGGTGCTGGTGCAGCCGAGCAGTACATCACGAACTTCCGGTCGCAAATCGAAGAGGCCCGCTCTCCTGAGTTCCGAGTCGAAACAAACATCGAAAGCACCCGAGAGGCATTCGACTCGTTCTTCGGCGGTCTGGTAGACGATTCGAGCCGCGTAACCGGGCTTATGCGGGACTTCGAGGCGGCAGTCGCGGCTGCACAAGCAGACGCCGCACTCACGGCAGATGAGATCGCCCGCATCAACGAGCTACAAGGGGGCGTTAACGCTGCGATTCAGCAGGAACTCGCCCTGCGTACCGAGGCGGTGACGGCGGCTCGCGAGCAGGCTGACGCCGACGCCAAGCGAATCGATTCGCTGCTCAAGACAACCGACGCAACGCAAAAAATCATCGACGACCTGTCTGCCGTGGAGCGCGAGATCGCCCGCGTTCAACAGGAGATCGCCGAGACCGGCACAGGCGACAGCGGTGCCGCACAGGGGCGGCTCGATGAACTGCGGGCGCTGCAGGGGCAACTCGACGAGCAACTGCAAGCCGCCGCCCAAGGGTTCGAGGGCGGCTTCGAGAAGGCGTTCGCCGCCGTGGGTGGCAACTTCAACCGGCTCGCAGAGCAGGCCGCACAGTTCGGCGAGGCTGGCAACGCAGCCGCCGTGCGCCTCCAAGAAGGCATCGCCTCCGCACAGGAGCAGGCCCGCGACGGCATCCTCAACCGAGCAGCGTTTGAGGCCGAGGTCGCCCGCCAGCAGCGGCTCTTCGAGCAGGAGCTCGCGAACGTCAAGGCTGTCGCCGACGAGCGGGCGAAGGTCAACGAGCTCGTCGATCAGCGGTTCCTCCTCGCCCGGTTCGGCGGCGATCAGCAACGCCTCGCGGCGGCGCAGAACCTCGCTCAACTTGAGCGTGAGATCGGTCGCGTCCAGGCTGACGTGCAGGCTGCACGTGCCGCCGGAAACCAGGAGGAGGTCAACGCCGGGATCGCCCGCCTCGGGCAACTTGACCAAGTCGCCGCACAGGAGCGCGACATCGCGAGCGGTCGTCGTCAGTTGGAGCAGCAGCTCGGGCAGCAGAGGGAGCAGTACCTCAAGCAACTGGAGCAGCAACAGCAACAAGCCCAGCAGGCCCAGCAGAAATACCTGGAAGAGCAGGCGAAGGCGGTCGAGGCAGAGAACCAGCGTCAGGTCGCCCGCATCCGCGAGCTCGACACGCTGGGCTCGGGCGTCATCCAGGGCAACGACATCCGCACCGCCGAGGGCGCTGCCTTGTTTCTCAACCTCGCCGCTAACCAGCAAGACCCGGCGCTCATCGAGGCGAGGCTCCAGACGCGGCGGCTGACAGAACTGCGTGACACGCTCGTGGCAATCTCGGCACAGTTCGCCGGGCCCGTCGTCCAGATCGGTGGAGGAGTCGGCTGATGGGCGTCGCACATCATCGCGAGCTACCGCGCTCGAACAAGTTCCGCCTCGGCGAGGCCCGCGACCTCACGCGGCAGTTCGTCGTCACGCACGACGCGTCTGGGCAGGCGACGACGGCGAACGATGTGGCGACTGCACTGTCGCTCGATATCGGCGCCGCTCATCCCGAATACGCCGACGTTCGCTGCGTCGAAATCGAGTACGAAGAGAACTACGAAGGCTCGCAGTACCACTCCCTTCTCACCGCGAAGTACGGCTTCCCAAGCGGCGGGCTCGATCAACTCGCGGCACCGACGAGCCGACCGGCGTTGTGGACGTTCACCACGCAGGGCGCGACGGTGCCTGCGCTCTTCTACTACGATAAATCGGGCAACGCATCCACGAAGCCGCTGACCAACTCGGCCTTCGACTATTTCGAGTCGCTGACCTCGGACGAGGCGCAGTGCAAGGTGGTGATATCTGAGAACCGCGCCACGTTTCCTTCGTCGCTGGCAATCGCGCTAACGAACACGATCAACTCGACGACGTGGATCGGCGGTCCGACGCACTGCTGGAAGTGCCAGGGCATCTCGGGCGAGCTCAAGTTCGAGGAGTACGGCGGTACTCTCCATCGCTTCTGGGCGGTGAAGGTCGAGCTCCTGTTTCGCCAGACGGGGTGGCCGCTGCAACTGCCCGACGTGGGGTTCAATTTTCTCAGCGGCAACGAGAAGCGTCGCGCGATGGTGTTCGACTTCCAGAACGCCGAGTGGGTCGCCTCGCCCGGCCCTGTCGGACTCGACGGCAGCGGCAACCAGACACTCGGCGCTCCCGCGATCTTGACGCGTCGCGTTCACCGCGAGGTGGACTTCAATTCGTACTTCGGCAGCCCGCCAGCGTAGGAGACTTCTCATGCCAGACATAACGTACAACGTGCAGGTGAGCGCCTCGCGTGGCGCTCTCGTCCAGCAGTTCTTCGCCAATGGCATCACGACCGACATGAGCACGACCGGCGTGCTCGCGGCAACGCTCGATCTCACGACGGCGACCAGCCAGTTCGTGACGAGTGCCGCCTCGACGCTCGGGCTCTGCTTCGCCCGCTCGCTCGTGACGAGCACGAACCAGACCGCCACGGTGTCGTTTGGCCGCCTCGACGGCACGACGCTTCACGAGACGGTGCGACTGCGTCCCGGCGATGCCGCACTCTTCCGGCTCGCTCCCGGCAACTACGCCGCGAAGGCAGCGTCCACCGGTCGCCTCATGCTCCAGGTACTGGAGGACTGAGCCGTGGCCGACCCGGTGATCTTCGATCGCTCGTCTGCCGAGCGGATCGCGAGCGCCGTGCGTCGCGTCGAGATCGGTGATCGCTCCGAGAGCCCGCTGCGGTTCGACACGGTGCCGCCGCCCCAGCAGCGCAAGACCTTCCGCATTGCGACGTTCTCGGGTGCGTGGGCGATCAATGCGACGAAGACGGTCACGTTCAAGTACCAGACGACGACGCCGAACACGGCATCGGCGATCAACCTGTTCGCCGCCGTCCCCGCACCATCTGGCTCGGGCGACTGTGCGATCGCCAAGGACGGCACGGCGTGGTTCCTCATCGCGGCGGTGTGCAGTACCGCAACATGATCGACGAACCTCTCTCGCTTATCGTCGCTGGCATCTGGCTGATGGCTGCCGGGATGTACCCGCTCGGGTTTTTGTTTGGCGCGTGCAGCCCGTGTTGCCAAAACGAAGACCAGTGCCCGTGGGGGCTTCAGTTGGACCGATGCCTTCGGGTGGCAACGCTCGGCACCTCGCCGCCGGTTGGCGGTGACATTCGCGTGTCGCTGGGCAGCGTCCTTTCGTTGGGCGGCATGGAGGGCAGAGGCGCTGGGTCGTTTCCGACGCACCCTATACAGGTGTATCGCGTTTCCTCTCAGGTGCGTGTCACGGTTCGGCTAAGTTTGTCTGCCGAAGGAGACAGCCGCACGCCAGTCGGCGAGACTCGCTCGCAGGTCTGGAGGTTTGTTCGTCCTTCGCCGGTAAGCCCACCGTCCACGGTCTACGACGTGCTCGGCCCTGAATGGCACTTGCAGGTCGATGTTTCCGTGACAGGTGTTGCCACTCAAGAGGAGTCGGGAGTCTCCTCTTCACTTGGGCAAGACATTCACGGTCAGAACAGGCTGATTCTGAACGTCAACCAGTGGACAGACGCTATCACCCACGACGAGGTGGTGACGCTGTCTCCGGTTGGCCTGCAACGGTGGGCTTCGTTTCAACTGAGCCAGACGAGCACGTCAGCGACGCTGGCGTCCGGCAGTGCCTATACCGGATGGTCTGTGTCACGGCTGGCAACCGTCACTCCGCTACAGCAGACCGTAGCGGTTCGGTTGCAGGCAGGCACGCTATCGTGCGGGGCACTTCCAGAAAGGATTTACCTCGACGACGCAACGGCGACTGGATTCCTAAACGGCGACTCGTCGCTGTCAATCGGCACCTGTGGACTGCGGATGCTCGCAGACAACATCCTGTGTGGCATTGCGGCCAATCGGCTGGAGGTTGGCATTGCCCTCGGCATCTACCCAGAGTTCTGCGAACTGACGCCACCAGAGGCATTCCGCGCCTCTCCTATCGGCACACAATCGTGCGTGCCCGCCAAGATCGCAATGCGGGCACTAGGCGAGTGCATAACCGCATGGAGACCTACTTACAGAAGGCGTGGCGTAGCGATACTGTCGCCTGCCGCGTCGGCAAGCAGTTTTTACTCCGGGCTGACGATGCTGTGGAACATCGAGCACGGACCCTACAGAAATTCTTTCTCGACAACAGGGCCGGACGGTTCTTCCGGGTGGGTCATCGAACTTGCAGGCGGCGGCGAGCATTCGGTGTACGACTTGACAATTGTTCGCGCATGTCAGGGTGGATTATTGCAAGCGTTCTCGGACGTGTGCGTTCCCGCCCTATCGCTCATTCGTTCATGGGAAGGCACACGTCCGATGTCATTGACACTGCGTCATCGACTGCGGCCATTTGCGCTCTTATTAGTTCTGACAATGTGTCCTTCACAACAAAGACAGTTTCTTTCTCAGGAACGAGCGTTGATTCTCTGGCTGCCAATGTATTTGTTCAAAACGGCGCGCTTACGTTCAGGGCCACCCCTCCATCTGCGCAAACTTTGCATGCTGTGACCAGCGGGAATCATTTCGCGCCAGTGGTCTTGACCAGCGGGACGCAGTGCCTGCTGAACGCGCAACACGACCAACGCTGGTTGCGGATAACTGTCCCTGCCGAACAGACAGTACCTATTTCATGCGACGCATCTGGGCCGCTGGCTGTTGACTTTAGCAATGCAACGGCAGCGGAAACTCTCAACGGGCAATTCCCCGGCACTTCTGGCCTGCCGCCGGAAGTGTTCATATGGAATGGCGGGTTCGTTGCGAGGATGGGCCGCCTGTCTCCCATGCAGTTCAGTTTTTCTGTCAGCGTCACGCCGACCCCTGAGTACTCAGAGCAGCCCCGACTGCTGTGCTCAAACTGGAATGCCAATAACGTCCCGGCG